TTAGAACTGCGTGAGCAGTATCCTAATGGCTACGCTATGTGGCACGCACGATACGCTACTCACGGAGTAAAGAACGAACAGAATTGCCACCCCTTTAAGGTAGGCGATAGCGACCTGACTTATCTCGCTCACAATGGTGTGTTAGATATTCATATACCTAAGGGTGATAAGCGTAGCGACACTAGAATTATGGCAGAAGAATTACTGCCACGACTAGGTGGTGTGTCTGCGTTAGATGACGAATATGTATATGATATGGTGTCGTCTTGGGCTAGTGGTAGTAAGGTAGCAATTATGACCTTAGACCCTAGTGCCAAATACACTATGTATATTATTAACGAAAGTCTAGGCACTTGGGACGATAGCGGTGTATGGTGGTCGAACCAATCACACAAGCGCACAGTATCTACACCACGCACTACTTCATACACCAACTACTATGGGTATGATGACTATCTCGACAAGCAGATAAGCACAAGTATGGAAGAAGATACCGATATACTAACCAAGTGTATGTGGTGTGATGAAGATATAGATATGGAAGATAATCCATACTACTGCGATATGTGTATGAACTGCTTCGATTGCGGTATGACTATGACGGATTGTATGTGCTATAATGAAGCCGACAAGTTCTCCATAGTCCAAGAACAAGAGTATATAAATAGATACCTATCAGATGATAATTGGTATTCACGCAAGTGGTATAGTAAAGAACCACTTGACTTCTAGTATTCCTTCTAGCCCTTGATTGCGGTTAGCGGATTGTCCTGAGCACGACATTAAACTGCTCACCCCCTATCTAGTAAGGTGCTAGGTAGATAACACGACAATGAAAGGTAATGATATGTCAGCAACGACAATCAATAGCGATTACCTAACAAGTATCGCTTACTCTCTACAAGAGATTGTAGATGAACTCGCTTCACTTCCACTAGATATGGACAATGACTTCTATCCTCGTGGAACTATTGTAAAGGCTAGCGTAGGACAGACACGCTTTAAGCCTAAGTCAGTATGGGTTTCGCTAGGCGACGGCACATACAAGCATTTAACAGGCAAGAAGGGTCTTATTGCTACCCACTCACGACTTGACGGATATGTCGATGTCGTGTTCTCTGCCTAATATATACCTAATAACCGAAAGGATACTATGTCATCACAAGATATTGTAGTTAATCACGAACCTGCTGGTTCGTGGCGAGAAGGATACATTACACTTACAGATACCGAAGATGGCATAGTATCCTATGGTTTATTTAAGACCTTAGAAGAAGCCCAAGCGTGGGCTATACAATTACGGAACGCTACTATACAAGCAGTATGCGTCCCTGCTCACAGTAGAGGATAGATATGAAGAAGGGTCAAGCAACATTTTGGAATTACTATATTGTCAATCGTGGCAGCAAAGAGAATAAAAATATATTAAGTAAGAATGGATTGTGTCGCAACAGCGACGACCCTGACCTATGGTTTTCTGATGAAGTAGAACAAGATAGGAAGGGTAGACCTTCCCTTAAAGATAGTGAGATGTTAATTGCTAGAACTATACAAGCATTAAAGATATGTGATATGTGTAGTGTTAAGGACTTATGTTTAGAAGAAGGTATGCGTAAGGATAACTTAGAGCACGGCGTATGGGGTGGCGTTATGGCAGGTGAGAGAATGCTTGCCGCCAAATTACCCATAGTAGGCTTCGATAGAAGCAAGAAGATTACCTTTGCCAATAAGGTGAGGAATAGAATAAAGTTCGACAGAGAGGAAAGATATGAGAAACAGATATAGAGTTATAGTATCTATCACACTTGCTTTCGCACTTGGATTTGCTTCTGCTTTTCCAATAACAGATACAGCCGATAAGTATATTAGTAAAGAGCAAGAAAAGAAGTGGACAGTAGAAGATAGTAAAGCCTATGCTTTAGACCAATTACTTGATTGGCACTATAAAGAATACAGATGTCTCGTTCAGTTATGGGGCAAGGAAAGTGCTTGGAGACCTGAAGCATTTAATAAGATTAAAGTAATGGGCAAGAATGCTGGCGGTATTCCGCAGTTGCTAGGGCTAGACCCTAAGACACCACCAACACAGCAAATTGACAGAGGGCTTAAGTATATCTATCACAGATATGACACGCCTTGTAATGCTTGGTCGTTCTTTCAGAAGAAGGGTTATCACTAATGAAACCAAAGAGATACAAGAGTATCTATGATATGAAACCTAAAGATTACAACAGTGCTATGGATATACGGGGTAATCCAACCTCAGTATGTCCTTGCGGTTGTAATGTATGGACGCTAAAGGTTATGTTTGATAGCGATAGCGGAGATATAGATATGTATTTCCTAGATATGGAGTGTGCTATGTGTGGCACAAGAGCAACAGCGCCGACACCAATCGACGCAGAGAGGATAGACTAATGAAGTTATCTAAGGTAAAGCAATTCAAGATAGGTAGGTCTTACCTGAGTTTAGGTTATAACTTTAGGGGTATAGGCATAGGCTTCGGTCTAAATAAATATACCTTTGACTTAGACTTGGTATTCTTTTGGATTAGTTGGGAGTTCTAATGATAAACGCAGAAGCAAGGGTATGGCTAGATGAAATGGCTACCTTCCTATGTGCTGACGCTTGGTCAGAAGATAGAGTAAGGGAACTTCTAATTAACATATGGCTTGACGGATATAATACTAAAGGGAAAGAAGTTATAGATGCCAACATATGAATATAGATGTCTTGATGACAAGACACAGTTAGTATTATCTCGTAGTGTAGACGACAGAGATAATGTAGTTGACTGCCCACAATGCGGTAGGGAAATGCGTAGAGAATACAACGCAGTTCCAATCAAGTTTAATGGGACAGGCTTCTACTCAACAGGAGGATAAATGGACACAGCAATTAAGATACTAGAAGAAGCAAACAAGATGCTCGCTGATATGTTCGGGATAGATGAAGAGGATAACAATGGTTCTGAAGTATCATAGCGATAGACACGACAAGGTTATGAATACATTGATGGGCTTTGGCTTTAAGAAGTTAGAGTCATATCATTTAGCGCAGGAGATAATCGCTAGGTTAGATAGGTATGCTTCTGCTCTAGACGCAGGACAACGGCAGTATAAAGAACTAATAGCAGCAAAGACTAAGAGTAAACCATATTGGAAAGGATAGCATGACAACATTTGAAACAATTAAATTCGAACTACAATTAGATGTCGATGTAGATTTTTCTAATGAAGATTTATATGGACTACTTGATGGGAACTTCGATAACTTATTTAGTGATAGCGAAGGTAGTGTGACTATGTATAAATATACATTACCTGAAAGAAGCAAGCAACATGAGTGAACCTATGTGGCTAATGGGTGATGATGTTGCTTTAGGATTAGCAGATGAATGCGGTGACTGCGGTGAACTAGAGCGTCATTGTATCTGTGGAGAACCTGACAGAATGTGGGGCGATGATGAATAACAGACCACCTGACATTACTGATAAAGATGAAGAAGAAGAAATGCTAGCAAAGTTTTGGGCAGACTATGGCGAGAGCCTATGGGTTGACCCAATGGAACAGGAATGGATGTGGGATGAGAAGACTAACTGACTTGCTCATCTTCTGCGCCCCTGTCATCGTGCCACTCATGTTCATTGGAGGCGTGATTAGTTTCTTCTACTTCATCTTCTTCGGACTTCTCTTTATCGGGTGAGTCCTCTTCAAGATATGGTCTGAATCCACCTATCTTATTTATTAATCTTTTAATTGCTCGCTTATGTCTCATGCGAGCAGTATCCTCGCTAAACAATTCAAGGTAGTTCGCTATCTCCTTGAAGTCGAGAGACTCTGCGTGTCGCAAGAATAGTAATTTTCTATCCTCTTTACTTAACTTGTAATACGCAGAGTCAATCTCGAACATCATTACATTTAAGTTGCCACCTTCAGATGGTGCTTGTGGACGATTAGTTCCACCTAGATTTAACTTGTGGCTTACACCATACTCACCACGCAATACTGCTGGCAAGATAGCCTCAACAATTACTGGCTCATAATAGTGTATGTCGCTGACATCATAGCCAACTGACTTGGCCTTCCACTTCTGACAATAATCTAATGCTTGATTTCTAAGTGAACGATAGATTAAATTCTTAGCATCCTTCTCACCTATTGCTTCCCACTCGTCAAGTTTGTTTGGGTGCTCAACGAACCATTGATAGAGAGATTGTTTTATATCTTCTAGTTCAACCATACCAAACTTCTTATGGTATTCCGAAGCAACGGCTACTACTACATAGTCCCACTTCTCAATTCGTTGCCAGTCCATATTAAATTATTTCCAAACCTTTCCATCGAATACAAATGAGCCGTCCATATTTACTGGAACTAAATGCGGCATAACTTTATTTCCATCTACATACAATACACCAAAGCCTTTATGCCATGTGAACAATCCACCCTTTATATATTTAGCAAACTTAAAGTCCATTAAGCAACCAACTTCTAATCCCCAAATAGTTTTAGGATTACCACCGAAGTATGATTGTGTATAATGTGTGAGACCCATGCGGTGCGTATGACCACAGACTACTGACATACCAGCACGCTTGGCTAATCCAAGTGCGGTAGCACCAGCAGTAGGTTGAACGTTGCCCTCATCACCATGTAAAAGTAGCCAATTTGGGGCTAATTCATAGGGTTTTTCGTGGTATTTTATGCCTAGATTATCTAGTTTAAGGAAGTTTTTTAACTCTAATTCAGGTAGTCCTGCTAATCCTGGTGCTCTCATCTTGATAGTATTATATAATCTATCGGTATGATTACTACGAATCATATGTTTAATCTTTAATGATTCAAGCACACGATATGTTTCATCTCTATCTCTAGCAATAGACTTCTCGTGTTCTAAGTCAGTACCCTTACTCCATTTTGATATCGTCTGCATATCCATTTCATCTCCAACCGATACAACTTCATCGGGCTTGTAAGATTTAATAAAACGGGAAAGGACAGAGACTGCCTTCCTATCATGGTAAGGCACCTGCAAATCTGACACACAGACTATAACTTTCATTTACTTATCCCATTTATCTCTCAGAACTAGCAGTCCAATGATTGCATAGTTAGCCATATCCTTGAAGGAATCTTCAAGTGATTCGTGCTCTGGATTTCTGAATGCTTTGTCAACATCTCTTTCGAAAGAGGAACGGATATCATCACCTCCATTTGGTTTTGGTTTAGGGTGATGTTCGTTATCTTGAATCCTTGATTTAATAAATGCTGGATGATTTGCCATTCGTCAGTTCCCTCTTTCAAGTAGGCGTTTAAGTTCTTCATCTAAGTCCGTCATCTGTGTATCAACTATCATGTCTTCGATTATACCTGCGACAACATTTGGTTGAGTCTCTGCTGTAAACAATGTCATGTATGTAGATTCTGCTATACCTTTAATGTGTTCAGGACTATCGGCATATCTATACATACACCTAAGTAAAGAACCAACCATTAACCTATACCCATTAGGCAGTACTAATGCTGGGTCAAACTCTTCATCATCTTCAAGTAGATGGTCAGTAGCATCAAATGCATTCTCAAAATGCTGACCGCATTCAGGACATGGTGGTATTGGTTTTCTGCTATACATTTACACCCACCTTTTGATGAAAGTATGAAGAACCTTCTTGCACGTACATAGAGTTAACGTCTTGACCATCAGGTAATTGTATGATAGTAATAGGTAACTCTCTTGCTAGTGATGTAGCAAACTCTTTTCCTGGTTGGTCTCCGTCTGCAAAAACATAAACTCTTTCAAAGTCAGCGAGTAATCTAGTGTAATGTCTCTTCCAACTGTTAGCACCAGGAACACCGACGCATGGGATACCAACTAAAGAAGACATTGTAATTGTATCAATCTCTCCTTCACATATTCCAATATAATCTCCAGCCTTTTCTATGTCCAAAACATTATACATCTTTGTATCTGAACCAGTCATTCCCATGTACTTAGGTTCAACAGCAGGATTAAGAGAGCGAAAACGAATATCGACAACGCCACTCTTGGTAATATACGGTATGGATAGTCGTCCTGTGAATGCTTCATGTCCAACCTCAGGCTCCGCGACTACGCCTAATCGAGCCAACCGTGCTACTTCCATTGTTATACCGCGACTTTTTAGGTAGGCTTCTGCCTGATAAATGTTTGCCGCGTACTTCTGAGTTGCTTGTCCCAGCAATTCTTTCTGCGATTCCTTTTGCTTCACGAATGTCTACCCTTTCTTGTTGAGCAACGATTTGTAAAGAATTACCTTGGACTCCACAAGCAAAACAGATGAATATATTGTCATCAAGATTCGCGCTCCCACTTTGGTGTGTGTCCCCATGAAACGGGCATTTGAGATTGACTTGGCCATGACCTTTGCGGAGACTCGCCCCATAGTGGATAAGTATTTCTCTAATACTTGGTAAGTCATTCACAGTTCCTCTCAATCCATTGCTCCAAATTCTCTACGACCCAGGCTTTATCTATACCAGCCATACGTCTTTTGACTATGACATATCTAGGTGGTACTTCATCTAAGCCTCTAGCCTTAGCGTAATTCTCTGCTTCAACTGTGGCTTCTGCCCAAAATCTAGGTAGGTCAATCTTCTTGGTTGCTTTTAATTCAAATATATAAGTTTGCCCAGCAACCATAGCAACTATATCGCCTTCATCTTTAGAGCCTGCTTTAGTAAGACGTTCAGCAATTACCTTCTTAGACCTAAGCCACTTCATAACTGAAGTCTCAAAGGTGGAACCTTTACGCTTACCATAACTACTCACGCCATGCCACCTTAGGAAACTTAGTAAAGTTTATGAAGAAGAATAAGAAGTCAAGTCTAGTGACCCAACCAGCAACCTGCGCTGCTTCATCCTCACTCCATTCAATGATAGGATATCTTTCAAATCCCACACCAAAACAATATCTACTGTTCAGTGCAATGGTAACTGTATATCTACCAATATCTTTTTGCATTAGTGGTTCTCTGGAATATCATCAACGAACATATACTCAGGGTTGAACGCAATCCATGTCATGAGTCCACCTCCTGCGTCTGCTCTTCCGTATCTGTTTTTAACTGGTGCGACTCCCATTGAGGTCCCAACAACTCCGAGAGTGCAGATGAGAGCAGGTAGTTGTGCAACCTTACCCTGAATAGCACTTCGCGGCTGGCACGGAGAACCAACCACTGCTTCACTAGTATGATGAAGCACAACGACAGCAGCATTAGTTGCACGAGCAAGATATTTCAACTCCTTCATGATGGCTCGCATAGAAGCGAACTCTTCACCACCATCGGTGGCTACATCCATTAAGTTATCTACAATAATAAGAACTGGTGGACAACCCCATAGTTCTTCGAATGCTTGAACTTCTTCATCAATATCTTGAAGAGTTGGTGCTGATTCAAATGACCAAACAATATGACTACTCTTTGATAGAGTTGCCTTTGTCCAACCTAAATCAGATGACAGCATTCCTTCCACATCTGATTGACTCTTACCCGAAATCATAGATGCTAATCGCATAGCCATCGTATGAGCGTTAGTATCTGCCGATATATACAACGTCGGCACTTTCATCTTAAGTGCTAATGCTAATGCTAAGGTTGATTTACCCACACCTGGCGCTGCTGCGAACATCGAAACTTCGGAACGACGGACAATGATTTTGTTGGAGTCGAACGCCTTAAAGCAGGAAGGTAAAGGTTCCCCTCCGATACTGGCACGACCAACTGAGCGGACAAGTGTACGCATCCTGGTTCCTTTCTATCTTGAAAGAAGAGTCGCAACCAAAATGAAACTGGTGTAATTCGACTGCGACCCTTCTTCATTATTCAGTTATTAGTTTACTGGTTTGCATTGGTCAGGTGTGCCTTGTGGTGAAGGACACGCCCAGAATGCATAAGGCTTTCCACTTGCTTTGCTTATTCCCTCACGCCAAATACGTGGACCATGCTTACATACTGGTGCTGCGGTACCTGATGCTGTACTGACTGGGGTTGGAGCGGAGTAGTTCGAGTGCGTTGTGCTTGTAGTGGAACTCGATGTCGATAAAGGGGTTAGAGTGTAAGCACCTACAACTTTCTGTTGCGTTGCTGCAATCTGTGTTGAGTAATCTCCAATGCCTTCAAGTAGAACAGACAGTTCTTCTGCTGTGTTAGCACGGATATTAATCATATCCCCACTAGGTGTCTTATAGGAAACTTGTAGTTTCCAGTCTTCATTAGCCATGTTTCCTCATTTCTTAGATGAGAACTGGCAATACTCTGTCAGTCCACATCTGTTGCAGTTGTTTGTATTTGGTATAAAAATTCCAGCCTTGCGTGCCTTATCAAAGTTACTTACAAGATAC